ACCGGGAACAGGCCGCGACCATTGTCGAAAAGGCCCTTTCCGGGGCGGGTCTGGCCGGAGAGCTTACCGAGGACGAACGCCGACACGCCGGTGGACGAGTTCGGCCCGGTCGCCCTCCAGGCGGTCCGCTCGACCATGATCGCCGACGATATCTGCCGGCGGGTCGTCAACGCCTCGATCCATCGCATCCGTGCCATCGTCCGCTGGGGCGTCCGCAACGAGCTGGTCCACGAGTCCATCTGGCGGGCGCTGCTCAGCGTGCCGGCCCTTCGTCGCGATGAAGAGGGCGTCCGCGAAAGCGAGCTGGTCCGCCCGGCGCGATGGCGCCAGCTTCGGGCGGTCCTGCGTCACGCGCCCGACCAGGTCCGTGCGATGGTGAGGGTCCAGGTCCTCACCGGCATGCGCCCCGGCGAGATCGTACATCTTTGCCCAGGCGACATCGACCGCTCCGGCGACGTGTGGGTCTATACACCCCCCAGGCACAAGACCTCCTATCGCGGCAAGGCCCGGCATATTCTCATCGGCGTCCGTGCCCAGGCGATCCTGGCCCCTTGGCTGCTTCGTGTGGCCGACCGGGGCGACTACGTGTTCCGTCCCCGGCAGTCTCTCACCGCGGCGATAGCCGCCAGGCAGACGCCGCCGCGATGGCCATGCCACGCGCCGTCGCTTCGCCGGCGGCGCAAGCGGGCACGCGGTGTCAAGCCCCGACGTTTTCGGACGCACTACAAGGTGGACGGCTATCGGCGGGCCATCCGCCGGGCCTGCGAGACAGCCCGCCCGATGCCGCGGCGCCTGGCCCGCGCCGCGGGCGAAACGGCCGTTGACTGGCGTCGTCGATTGACGGAGCCGCAGTGGTCCGAGGTTGTCGCCTGGCGTCGTGAGCACCTGTTGCATCCCCATCAGCTTCGTCACAATTTCGCGACGCGTGTGGCCAAGCGCTTCGGGGAGGAGGCGGCCCAAAAGCTGCTCGGTCACGACAGCCTGGACGTGACGCGTCTCTACGTCGAGCGGAACCTTGAAGAGGGCAAGAAGATCATCGCCCAGATCGGTTAGACCAGATCGCGGACCCCGCATTCAAGCACGGTCGCCACCCGCTCAAGCGTCGTCACCGTCGGGCTGCCCTTGTCGTGCTCGATGTCGCCCCATCGGCCCTGGGACATGTCCGTCCGTTCGGCGGCGGCCGCTTGCGTCAGGCCCAGTCGCAGCCTGCGCCGACGCATCAGGTAGCCAGTCTCGATCTGCGGGCCGTCCGACCGTTGCGAGAGATACGACCGCACCGAGCGGACGTGTGCCTCGCTCAAATCGCGAGCGTTCCGCCGCGCCCACTCGTAGACCAGTTCGGACACCGTCCGTCCCATCAGAAGATCGCCAGGACCGTAAGCGCCTCCCGACTCGCCAACAACCAGGACCGGGATACCATAGGATGACGCTGCGTTATCGGTCGTCAGTCGTGCCGGCTCGTCCACGCCGGGCAGGCTCATTTGTATATCCGTCATTGTGCGCACTCCTCGTCGGCGAGCATCCGCTCCGCCTGGTCCATCAGGTCGCCAAACCACTCGATACCCTCGTGTGCGGGCTCGTTGTCGTCATATCGACGATAGAGCAACTCCACCGCCTCGCGGATGCGTCCGATGCCCTGCTCGATGCGCTCGCGCCGCGACAACTCCGCATCCCCCATACCCGCGACGACATCGAGCAAGTCCCCGTCATCGGACAGCACATCCGGGTCGGCGTTGGTCTCGATCCAGATCAGATGCACGCCGTCGGCGGTAATGCCGTGAGCCAGGTGACGGTTGCCGCCGCTGGTGTCCAAGTACCCCTGCTCGTCCGAGTCAGTCGTCCAGACACCAAGGTCACAGACAGTGCTCGCCAGCACCTCGATATTGTCGGCCACCACATACGTCTTAATCTCTTGTTGCTCTGTCATCGATCCTTCTCCCTGCCCGCCGTGGCGGGCTGTTTCTGGGGCGGCTCGGTGCCGCCGGTGATTACCTGTACATATCCAACTCTGCACGCTCAGCCAGGGCGATTTCCGCCGCCTCGACCGATCCGCCTGTCCTCAATATCTCCAGGCATTTTTCCGCCGCCGCGATCTGCCCCGTCGGATCTGACCAGCTGCCGATATCTCGCTGCCTCTCGGCATCCTCCCACAACGCCGCCGCCGGATATTTCGCCGCCAAAGCCTTGACCGCCGCGACCTCGTCGGTGTCCAGGTGGTAGCAGCATGTCCCGTCCCGTCGCGACCGCTCGTTGGCCCGCTCGACGTTACGCACAGCGGCGACAGCGTAGGTGTACTCCGCAAGCCCCTCAGGTCGCCAGTCCAGCACAGCCTGCCGCTCGGCAGCCTGCACCACGAGTGCCGCCAGGTCAGCCCGCGTGTCCGTCCGCAGGCACGGCAGCACCCGCCTGCCGTCGTGCGTGATCACGTCGAACTCAACCACGGGCTTGCCGTCTATATCCCTCGCGACACCACCAGTCAGCGTGGCGTCAAAATCCGTTGACTGGTAGCTGATCGTCGCGTCGCTGTTGATCTTATTGCTCATCGTTTTCTCCTCTGACCGTGTCTCGTGTTGTTGTCCCTTACTCATTAAGTATATTATCGCCTATTCGCGTTGTTTTGTCAACAACAAAATAACTTATTTTACAGTTTTTTTCCGGGGGTCATAATCGGGGAGAAACCGTCGCTCGGTGGTGACGATCACGGATGGCGAGTGGCGTCAGCCGTCGTCGACCGGCCAACGGCCCAGCGGGCAGGTCCGCATTCGGGCGATCTGACGGGTGGCGGCGGATAGGCATGGGTAGCGGTCGATCAACTGGCGGACGATGCAATCGGCTCGATTGCACAACATGCACGCCTGGAGCCTTGTCGCCTGTTGTTTCCGCCTGCCCGGCCCGGCGGACAGGCACGACCGGCAGACGGCCACGTGCGGCCTGCCGCCGTACTTGCCCAGGGCGCAGACGACAACGCCGCGCCGACCGCTGTCTCTCGCGTGCTCGCAATCGATTACGGACATGCCTCGATCTCCAGCGCGGACAGGCCTGTATCGCAGCCGCCCGTCCGCGTGTACGTGCCGATGGGTGTTTGCCCCGTGGCCTTCTGGCCGCTCCATATCAAATGGTCCTCGTCGACCGGTGCCCCCTGGTGGCAATAGACTTCGATCTTCCAGAGGCAGTTTTCCGTGTCCAACCACAGGCGGGTTTCGGGGGTGAATATCCCCGGAACCTTGCCGCCGATAGTGATGAGCGGCGTGTCCGCCGGATCCCACCAGTGCCACTCGCAAACGTTGGAGAACTCTCGGTAGTCGAATTGACCGTCCCATGGCCTCGTGTTGTCGTTCGTGCAGGCGGTGCACGCGGCGAACGTACTGGCGTCGACGTAGTCCGCTATCTGGTAGCACGCGGCGAGGCCGCTCGGACACGAGCACGGCGCGTCGCAGCAGCAATCGGCGTGAACGGCTGTCGCCCCGTCGGTGTGTAACAGCGTCTCGCCGTCGGTGTCTTTCAGATATGTATCACCTGCCGCCATCAGCACACCGTGACGAACGGAACTTCGTTCGCGTCGAATAGTTGGAGGACATCCGAGCTATCATAATAAGCCAGCCCGATGGAGTCGGCAGCCGGGAACAGCATCTTCCGTTTGGCGTCAGAATTGCGCCACTTCTTCGGAGCCTTCGATGTGGCAAGCTGTGTCCCCGCCAGATTCTTGACGGTGTAAACATAAGTGCAGAGCGTAGTCGAATCACCCGCCACGCCGGCCGTCTTCGTCACCTTGACGGCAAACAGCTTTTCGCTACTGATCGCCCCCACGTCGATCAGCAGCCGCCAGTCGTCGGCGACGTAGACCTTCCATCCCGGAACCTTCCAGCCGACCGCGCCGCCGGCGTCGCCCAGGTGGTCGTAACCCGTCAGGCTTACGTCGTAGTCCGGGTCCTCCGCGTCCGTGCAATCCTGGAGTTGGTGCCCGGAGGCGTCCCACTCCTGCAAGTATAGCGTGTACTCGCCCGATCCCTCGTTGGTGGCGATGCGGTACCACCGCTTGCGATATTGCCGGGTGGCCAGGCGGGTATTGCCCCGATCCGTGCGAAGCTCGACGCCCTCGCCCTCAACCCTGCGAACGGTGGCGATGACCCGCTTGACTCCGCCCTTGTCGAATACGTGTGCTTCGCTCATGTGTTGTTCAGCCCCAGGACAGCCCATTCTTTGGAGGGATACTTCCGGAAATAGAGCCAGACAGGATCGGCGCTGGCGGCCAGCGGCGACCCGTCCGCCGCCAGAAGGCTAGGTTGGCTCAGCGGCTGGCCGTTCGTGTCGAGGAAGGCGTAGGTCTTGCTCCCGGAACCGATGTAGCGAAAACCATGATTGAGAACGCGCCAATACCAAGCCTTGCTCGCGGGCGTATCAGTCGCCGTCAGAAAACGAAATTGGATCACGTAAACACATGTCCAGTACGCCGGGCTGCCCGCCTGCTCATCGCCCTTGATCGACGTCATACGCGCCCTGCCGATAGCCGCCCCCCAGAACACCTCCGCGCAGACGCTGTTGCCGTAGTCCAGCTTGACGTCAGGATCGAACGACGCCTGGTTGCGGGTGATAGTCAGGACCGGGTCTTCAAAATCCTTCGTCAGCGGCGGGTCGAACGGCTCCCCGGCGGCGTTGACCAGCGCGTTACCGTCGGCGTCCTCGTCGACCGGCTCGGTCGAGGCAGCGTCGGACCACGAATAGACGGCCGGCTCGTCCAGCGGATCGTCCTCCTGCGTCGAACTAACATTCGGACGCGTCGAGTAGTTGACCTTGACGTTGAAGAACGTCGGGCAGACCGTCGCGATATGCGGCCTGGCCGCCTTGAGTAAATACTGCGTCGGGTGCGGATCGCCCACCAGGGGGATCGACAGACCAGTTACCGGGTCCTCGGCCCCGAAGACATCCAGCGGCACGTCCGAAACGGCATCGGTAACGACCGAAAACGTCCGTGTCGCCGTGAGCGCCTTGTCGCTGCCGCCGGCCTCGACGCCGGAGAAACCCTCTTTCACGCTGATTATCGCCATCCTACATCCCGTCTATCCTGTTCGTCCTGTCAGAACTGCGCGAGGACGAGTCTCACCTCTCCACCTCCGGCTGCCGTCGCCGCGGTGTTCTGTGCGGTTTTCTCGGCGGCCTTTGCCGCCCGCTCGTTGGCCTTGACATTTTTCCTGGAGTCCGCGGCCATTTGCTTATCCAGATTATGTCCAGGCGCCGTCGTGAGGAACCTCGCCTCGACGGCGGCCAGGGACTTCGGTCCTCCGCCGCCCGCGGCCTTCAGGGCATTCTTCGATTCGTCATCGAGCGCCACCGTCGCCTTTGCGGCCCCCATCGCCCCCGTTACGGCGTTCTTGGCGGCGTCCGCCACCGGTTTTCCGCCCGGTTTCCCGGCTCCGGACAACATGTCCAGCCGGGGTTTGAGTTTCTTCTGGAACTCCTCTCCGAGTTTCTGGCCAAGCTCGCCGATCTCCTTCTTGAGTTTGGTCTCATCCTTACCAAGTTGTCGCTTGAGGATTCGGGGCATTTCCTCCAGCGTGCTCTTGTAGCCGGCCAACAGGTCGGTCCATTCCCAGTTATAGCCTCCGCCCTTCAAGAAACTCCAGACCGCCGTGAAGAAGCCCTTCACGTTTTTATACATATTACTGAAGATCGCCTTGGTCCCGTTCCAAAGGTCCGTGAATATCTTATACCAGTTACGGCTGAACCAGCCCAGCAGGTCCGGGATCACGACGCCGAAGAAATGCGCGAAATCGCGCACGAATGAAATGACCCCTAGCTGGATGGCCTTCCAAACCAACAACCAAACGACCTTAAAATTAAGAATGTATGTCTCTACTACCGTGAAGTAGTATATCCAGGCGGTAGCCACAAATCGGACGTATTTCTTGAGGAAACCAAAGACCTTGCCGATTACGTCCCCCACTCCGCTGACAGTGTCGCCAAAACCACTGAATATATTACCGAGCATATCAAAAACCACTTTTCCCACCGCTAACCAGTCCTGGAACGCCGCGACGATAAAATCCCATACCGGCTTCAGCGCCTGCACAATCCACTTAAAACCGTTGATGAACCCCGTGACCCACGCCTCGATAGTAGGGATCGCGGCCTTCAGCGCGTCGGCTATCCCCGAAATCATCGGCGCCAGCGCCGCCCCGATCCGCTCCTTCATATCGCCCCAGGTGTTTGACAGTTGCTTCATCTTGCCGGCGTAGGTTTCCGTCTCGCCCTGGGCGAGCTTGAAGCTGTCGGCCCCGATCCGGAGCAGTTCGTTGAACTTCTCCTGTGGGCTAAGTCCTTCCGTCAGCACGACGCCGTAGCGTTTGAGCTGAGCCGTATCGCCGACCGCCGCTCGCGACACCAGGCGCATGGCGGCTGTTGTGTCGATGGAGAGCCTTCTCGACAGGCCGATCGCCGCGGTGGTGGCGTCCTTGAGTCCCCCGCCCGACAGCTTGCCCAGGGCGGCCCCCATCTGCATCATCTCCAGAACGGCCTCGTCGCCTATGACGGTTTGCTTCTGGATTTCGGCGGCGTAGGCCTTCATGTCCGCCATCGTGGCCGCGGAGTTTTGTCCCAGCAGGCCCAAGGCGTCCGAGAGGCTTTTGACCGCCGCCTCCTGCCGGCCGAACGCCTCCATCGAGGACCCCACGAAATCCTTGATAGCTCGTGCCCCGAAGTACGCCAATGCCGCGACACCGGCGCCCTTGAGCATCTTGCCCATCCCCGATGCGGCGCCGCCGACCTTGCGGAACTTATTGCTCGCCTGGTCGCGAGCCTTGATCACGATGTCGAGGGATCGTTTCGCCATCAGCGTATTTCCAACTCGGCCTTCCAGCGTCTTTGGTCGGCCCAGACCATTCGGCACGCGGCCAGAAAGCTCCGGCACTGGTCGAGCGATCCGCCGGCGACAGGCGGCAGGCCTTTTTCGTAGAGTTCCGCCATCTCTATCGCGTCCCACACTTCCTGGCCGACGTAATCCAGCGGGCATTCGGTCAGGTCAAACGTGCCCATGCCCGAGCAGTCATCGCAGCCGCCTCCGTCGCAGAACGGGCATTCCGCGACGAACGGCGTCGTTATGGTCGGGGGATCGTCGCAGCTTCCGTCGGCGTTGCGTCGGCAGGTTTTGCAGATTCGACCGTACTGGTGGGCGACCGCGATTCTGATTTTTTTGCGTCGGCTCCGGTCAGTTGCTGCTGGGCCAGCATTTTCTGGAAGAGTTCCATCGCCTCGGGCATGGTCAGGAGCGTATCGAGGTCGTGAGCATCAAACGGAACTCTCTCCCCGTCCGGGGCTATCATGTTTTCCCAGCCGACCAGGCCCATAGCTATCGCCTCGATGATCCGCTCGAGCGCTTCGGCCCCACCGGCCGATTCGTCGATACCGTCCTGGAGGCGGGCGATTTCTTTCCACTGCCTGGCCGTCAGGTACCGGCAGACGAACAGCGGCCGCGTCTCGACCGGCTTATCGCGGTCCGATTCGAGCGTGACCGTGAACGTCCGTTTTGGGTCAAGTGCTATCGGCATGGTCTTTCTTCTCCTGCTTCGCTGGTTCCCGGCCCGTGGTTTCTCGGTTCGTCGCCAGGTAGGCCTTCTTCGCGTCGGCCGGCAGCGATCGCCAGACGCGTAGCACCTGTTCGTCGCTGGCCTGTTCGAACCCTCCGTGACGCCGCCCTATAGCCTCACGGATCGTCTTCAGTTTGCTTTTCTCGATTCCGGTCATCGCCTTTCCTTCCTCGTCAATAGCCACGAACCGCGCGAACGACGCGAACCACGGCTAAAAACCGACAACTGAACTAATGGAACAACACAATAACGAGCCACGCCACGCCGTTGCCGTCATCTATTCTTCGCCGTTCGTTGTCGTTGTTCGTGTAGTTCGCGTTGTTCGCGGCCATCTGTTTTCTTCGCCGCTTACACCACGGCGGCGGTGGTGATCGTTACCTCGTCGTCGGCGCTGCTGACGTTGGCCTGGCCGGTAAGATCGTGCGTGAGTTTGCCGTCGCGGTCGCCCTCGGCAACCTGGCGATACTGCAATTTCGGCGCCGCGATGGTGATGTTGACCGTGCCGTCTGTAACCAGCAGCGACAGAGCCGCCTCCGTGCCGGCCAGCCAGATACCGTACGCATCGTGCGTCGCGACGACGTCGGCCTCCATGTCCATCGACACCTGCGGATCGCGCCCGGCCGCCAGGAAGTGGAGCAGGCCCGACGCCTGCGTCACGTCCTCCCGCTGGACGACGTTGGCCTGGAAGTCCAGCTCGAACTTGCTGATCTTCGGCGTGTACGCCCCGATCGTCAGTGTCGCGGCGGCAAGTCGCAGCGGGATCCGTGCGGATATCGAGGGGGAAGGCAGGGCCACGTCCGTCGGCGCCGACCAGATACCCTGGAACTCGAACTCCAGGCTCACGATCTTGCCGTATTCGCCACTGATCTTGACGTTACCCATCGCGCCGAAGATACGCTTCATCAGCCCGTCCTCGTACACGTCGATGGTGCAGGTCTTCTGGTCGGCAACGCCGCTCGTTGGCGCGTAGACGCTGCCGGTGAGCTTGAGTCCGCACGCCTGAAGCAGGATCGCCAGTCCGGCGTCCAGCGCGTCGACGCCGTCGGATCGCAATTCGGCCCGGAACGAGCAGGTTCCTTTGCGTTCGCCGACCACGCCGGCGGCGTTGCCCGCCGAAGACCCGGACGGCTGTCGCTGCTGGAACGTGTCTTCGGGGTTGATCGTCGGCTCGAAAACCATCACATGCGTCGCGCCGGCGACGGCTGTGCCCTTTGTGGTTTCCTGCGATACCAGGATGATTTTTCGTCTGCTGCCTAGTGGTGCCATTTCTGTTGTCCTCTCAAACCTGCGTGTATGGGTTATTTTCGGCGACGCGATAGATCACGTCGAACTGTACCGTGGCGCCCTCGTATGTCCCGTCCGCCGACTGCATGTATTGCGGAGCGTCCACAAGCGTGTCAATCGCCAGGCCGCCCCAGTGAACATCGGCCATCATCGCCCTGGTGACGTCGGCGACGAACGTATTGATTAATTGGTCGATCGGCGTGTCCGCCGCGTCTGAGGGGCGCAGGCACAGGTCCAGGGCGAACGACTGCCGCCATCCGATCCCGGCCGGATTGCCGGTAACGTCGTATTCGCTCGCCCGCGTCGGGTCGAGTTGGAGCATGACAATCTCGTGGTTCTTCGGCGCCGCGAGGATACCCGTCCGCCGAGGGCGAAGGACTTCCGTCACGTCGATCTCGTAGCCGCCGACGACGGTGATCGACTCGAGCTGCGTCTTTATCGCCTGTGCGATTTGTTCGATTATCGGGTATGCCATTTTCGTTACTTTGTACGGCTTCTTCGCTGGAGCATCAGGCCGACTTGTCTTGTTATTTCGGTTCCGAGGTTCGCGTGGATTTCTCTATCGAGCGTCGAGCGGGCCAGGTCGGCGGCGTTCTCCATCACCACCGGTACGGACGGTCCGTACAGTTCGACGATCGGCAGGCGTTTTTCGCCTTTCCGGCGGAACACGCCTCGATGCCCCGACGGCATCCGCACCTCTCCGCCGCCGCGGCCCTCCATGAACGACCCCATAACCTTCGCCCGTCCGCCTCCTCGGCGGATGCGATAGCTGACGCCTTTTCTGGTCTGCTTGGCCCCGAACCTCAGCAGCGGCACTCGCCGTCCGGAGATTCCTATGATCGCCCGCAGCGTGCGGAAGTTGGCTTTCTTCAACTTCACGTTTCGCTTGCGAAGGTCTT